CAACCAGCAATTGCCCATTACTTAAAATAGGAGAAACAACTATCCACATTAACTATCCACATTAACCAATGACTATCCACATTGACGAATACGGCCACATTGTCGAGCAAGGCAAGGCAAAGTATAAAGTAACATTGCAAGGCAGTTATTACTATTCATTTTGCGCCAAAGGATATTGGCATGAAATAGCAAAGATTGAACCGCCTCTGCCGTTGAAAAGGATATTATTAGATAAACCGATTAACAACTAACCAATGATAAAAGCACACGAACTAAGGATTGGAAACCTTTACCACGCCTTGACCGGAAAAGAATTAATTTTTGAAGGATTGAATTGAAATAGTTCTATATTTACAAACGAAAATGATTTGTGCAGAAATCATTAAAGAATTGAACCATCCCAAGTTGGGGGAGGCACTGCACAGCCGAACCCGATTTGGGATTTTTTATTACCATGATTTACCGAGACCACTTTCAAAATTACAAAGGCTATCAAATCCCAAAAGCCCAGTTAATCATTGCGGATATTCCTTACAACTTAGGAAATAATGCCTACGCCTCAAATCCAGCTTGGTACAAAGATGGAGACAATAGCAACGGCGAAAGCGAATTAGCTGGGAAATCTTTTTTTGATACGGACGAAGATTTTAGGCCAGCAGAGTTTATGCACTTCTGTTCAACTATGCTAAAATCAGAGCCGAAAATTAAAAAGGAAGAAGGCGAAAAAAGGCAAAAATCAGAAGCACCTTGTATGATAGTTTTTTGCGCATTTGACCAACAAATGTATTTGATTGAACTTGCAAAAAGATACGGCCTAAATAACTACATAAACCTTGTTTTTAGAAAAAACTTTTCGGCCCAAGTTTTAAAGGCAAACATGAAAATAGTAGGGAATTGTGAGTATGGATTAGTTCTTTACAGGGATAGGCTTCCAAAGTTCAGAAACAACGGGAAAATGATTTTTAATTGCATTGATTGGCCTAGAGATAATGAAAGCGAAAAAATACACCCTACACAAAAACCAGTTGAACTATTGAAAACCCTTATTGAAATTTTCACGGACGAGGGAGACGTAGTTATTGATCCATGTGCTGGAAGTGGTTCTACCTTGGTTGCAGCCGAAAGGACAAATCGAAGAGGTTTTGGTTTCGAAATAAAGAAGGAATTTTGGACTAAGGCAAATAAATGGCTTGAAGAAGAAAAGCAGACCAAAAAAGATATAAAAGAATTTGGATTTGCAAAGTCAAAAATTGAAAAAACTTTACCTACTTTATTCTGAAATTAGTATCTTTGCCCTCGTTAAATGTCAAGGATTGGACACCCTTGAATAAAAAGCATTAACACCAATGGAAAAGGAAATAATAATCACAAACAAATTCTATAAGGGGGTGCGGCTTTATTTCCGCCATCCAGTCGTTGTGTCCAGAACGATGCACTCCCTTGTAGGCTTTGTTTTAAGATGAAAGAATCATTCTACTTTTCCCACGATTATAATTCAAGGCAAGACGTTAAAATTAAATCCTTGCTTAGGAAACATGGTATAGTTGCCTATGGTATCTTTTGGGCTATCATTGAAGATTTATATCAGAATGCGAACGCATTGCCAATGGATTACGAAGGCATTGCATACGAATTGCGAGTGGACGAAACTTTGGTTAAATCCATAATAAACGATTTTGATTTGTTTGTCTTTAAAGATAATATGTTTGGCAGTTTATCGGTTCAGCGTAGGATTGACGAAAGGAACGCTAAGTCAACAAAGGCAAGGGATTCGGCTTTTGCTCGTTGGAATAAAGATGCGAACGCATTGCAAACGCAATCCGAAGGCAATGCTATAAAGGAAATAAAAGGAAAGGAAATAAAAGGAAAGGAAAGTAAAGAACCTGACCAACTTTTTGAAAAATTTTGGAATCTATACGACAAGAAAAAAGGAAAAGACAAAACAATACTTCAATGGAATAAACTGAAAGTTGAAGAAAAGGAAAAGGCTATTAACGGAATTTCTTTCTACCAAAAATACCAACCCGAATCTAAATACCGAAAAGACCCCGAACGATACATTTCGAACCGAGTTTGGGAAGATGAAGAAATTTACAAGGTGAAACAAGTAATAAACCAACAACACAATGGACAGCAAACGCAAAAAGCAACACTTAACAACACGGGCCGATATGAATGATTTTGGAGGCATGATACCACCTCAGGCAATTGAAACCGAAGAAGTGATTTTAGGGGCTTGTATGCTCGAGAAAGAAGGCTTTGAAATTGCAGTAGGTATTCTTACCTCAGAATCGTTCTACAAAGAAACGAACAAGGTAATTTTCGAAGCTATGAATGAAATTTACCGAGATAACAACCCTATTGACCTGATTACCCTAGTTGCCAAACTTAGGGAAATGCAAAAACTTGACTATGTTGGTGGGCCTTACGCTTTGTCAATTCTCACAAATCGAATTTCTTCTTCTGCAAATACTGAATTCCATTGTCGTATAGTTCAAGAAAAATTCCTTAAACGTGAATTAATCCGAAAAAGTACCGAGATAATATCGGTTTGCTACGATGAAAGTTCGGATGTGTTTAATACCTATGATACCCACATAGCCGATTTAATGAATTTGGAGGCTGGAATTTCAACGGAAAAGGTTTTAACCATGTCTGAAATTATTGATATAGGAGTTGAGCGATTAGGCGCAATAAAAACAAAAGGAATCCAAGCTGGAATGAAAACACCATTTCTTGATTTAGATTATTTCATGGGTGGATGGAGGGGCGGTGAGTTCTATATCATTGCGGCGAGGCCAGGGCAAGGAAAGTCAGTTTTTGCAAAAGAAGTAGCCCGAAAAAATGCTATTGAAAATATTCCTACTTTGGTTGTAAACCTTGAAATGTCCGAACAGCAGCAATTTGATAGGACTTTAAGCCAAGAAACAGGAATCCCGCTTTTTCGGTTTAGAAATGGCGAGATGGAAGATTATCACTTTTCAGAACTACTAACTATTTCGGAAAATGTTAGAAGGTGGCCCCTCTATTTTGTTCAACAAGGAAAGTTAAACATTATCCAGCTGAATAGAATAGTTCGGAAAATGGTAAAGGAAAGGGGAATAAAAATGGTTATTGTCGATTATTTGCAGCTAATGGATTCAGGAACCGACAATAAGTTTAGGGAGCAAGAGGTAAGTTACATATCAAGAAGCATGAAGCAGCTTTCAAAGCAGTTTGATATTCCTGTAATTGCTTTGAGCCAGTTAAGCAGGGCCACAGAATCTAGGGATAGCAAAAGGCCGCAATTATCAGACCTTCGAGAAAGTGGAAGTCTCGAGCAAGATGCAGACTTTGTAGGGTTTATTTTTAGGCCCGAAAGTTATGGTATTGCCGAAATTGAATTGGAAAAGGATCAAGTAATTTCAAGCCAAGGAAAGGCAACTATGATTATTGCCAAAAATAGGCAAGGTAAATTGACCGATATTGTTTTTGACTTTGACCACAAAACAGCCTCATTCAAAGACCCAAACCGAGTTGAAGAATCTTCATCCAACCTTGACCGCCTTTCCGACATAAAACCGAACACAAACTTTTAACCATGACCGAACCACAAATTACACTATCCAAAAGGTACAGAGCCGAAACAACCTACTTGATTGTAGTTAAGGTTGAAGGAATCGAACTTCAATATTTTGCCAAAGTTTATGACAATGTACTTGACAAGTACGTGAATGACATAAACTGCATTGACAAGTGGAAGCCTGAATACATAAAGATGAAAAAAAGTTTAAAAAAGAAAATCAAAAAAATTGTACTTGAAGAAGTAAAAAAATTTAGGTAACGACTTACAATTTTACACTAAAAAAATTGGTGGTGTAAAAATAATTTATATCTTTGCGGTGTTAAACAATAAAAATGGAACTGCAAATAACCCAATTTTCGAGCATCCTTGAACTAATTGAGAACTTTCCTACCGAACAATCGTGCATAGACCACCTAGAAGCAGTTAGGTGGGGAGGTGTTGTTGTATCTCCATTTGATAGTAATTCAAAAGTTTACAAATGCAAGGGCAATAAATATAAATGCAAAAACACGGGACTTTACTTTAATGTAAGAACGGCAACTATTTTTGACAACACAAAGCTACCATTAAAGAAATGGTTTATGGCTATATTTCTTATAGCAAACCACAAGAAAGGAATTAGCAGTCATCAATTAGGCCGCGACCTTAATATTACTCAGAAATCTTCTTGGTTTGTATTGCATAGAATTCGTTACGCTTTTGACCATGTAAACTTTAAGGCAAAATTTGAAGAAATAACAGAGGCTGATGAAACATTCATTGGGGGAAAGGAAAAAAACAAACACAGGGACAAGAAAACAAATGGAACGCAAGGTAGAAGTGTTGAAAACAAGGCTGCCGTTGCGGGTGTGTTAGAAAGAAAAAGCGGAATGGTTGTAGCTAAAAAGGTGGCCGATACATCTGCCGAAAGCTTGCATCCAATAGTTGTTAGCCATATTAAAGAAGGTGCTACCTTAATGACGGATGAATGGACTGGGTATAACGGGTTAAAACAAATATACGAACACCATATCGTGCGTCATGGTGAAAAACAATATGTAGATGGCCTTTGTCACACTAACAACCTTGAAGGTTTTTGGTCGTTGCTAAAACGAGGGATTGTTGGAATATATCACAGCACAAGTAAAAAGCATTTACAACAATATCTTGATGAATTTGTATTTAGGTATAACACACGAGCCATTACCCAATATAACAGATTCAATCATTATCTTTCTCAAATAGACGGGTGCAAACTAACATACAAACAACTAACAATAAAATAATGGAAGAAATTCAAAACGCTACGCCAATACACAATAAGGCAACGCACGAAGGCAAACTGACCATCGGGGACACAGAGCTGCCTTGTGCTGTTCTAAATGACGGAACAAGGATAATTACATACAGTGCAGTTTTCAAGGCTTTTGGCAGAACTAAGAGGGGAAGGGGTAAGGAAATACGTGTGCCCAATATGCCTGCTTTTGTTGATTCATTTAACCTACAGCCCTTTATTGACGAGAACTTTAAGGGTGTGCTCCAATTGATAGATTACATAGATAAAAACGGCAATTTATCACGAGGCTATAATGCTAATATAATACCAATGCTATGCAAGGTATATCTCGACGCAAGGGCGGCCTTGAAACTTACAAAACAACAGCTCCCTTTAGCGAGAATAAGCGAGGTTATCCTTTTTTCACTTTCTAAGATTGGTATAACCGCCTTAGTTGATGAGGCCACAGGTTACCAGTACGAAAGGGAAAGGGACGCATTGCAAATTATCTTTAAAGCCTACATATCGCAGGAGCTTTTAAAGTGGCAACAGAGATTTCCTGATGTGTTTTATAAGGAGGTGTTTAGGTTAAACGGGTGGGACTATACTGTTATGGATATAAGAAAAAGACCTGGGGTTGTTGGAAGCTGGACAAACAAGCTGATATACGAGCGGCTCCCCAAGGGTGTTCTTGAAGAACTAAAAAATAAAACACCAAAAACAAAAACAGGCAATTATGCCGCTCGCTTCCACCAGAGCCTAACAGAAGATATTGGACACCCTGCACTCCAAAGCCAAATATACAAAGTGGTTGGCATAATGAACATTTCAGATACTTGGAAACAATTTGTTTCCAACTTTAACAAAATGGTCGCAAGGGAATCAGGCCAAGTTGAATTGAATTTTGACGAACTAGCGCCAAAGCCCGAAACAAAAAAGATAACTGGTGGCGGTGATTTTGATAAAACCCTAAAGAGCTTGCTTTCTGTTCCACCCCCTCCAAAGAAGAATTCAGAGGGATAATTAATATACACAAACTACTTTTGATATGGTTTCAATTGCCTATGTATCTACCTAAAAAATAGTGTAAAATTGTAAGTCGTTACCAAAATTTATTAACCAAAACACAATCCAATGAAAGAAACAGAATTTAAAGTGCTTATGCACGAAGGAAACTATGTTGACGTCAATTTATTGGAATGCGGGATTTATTTTTCAATAAAGCCGTTTATTTATCATAAATTAGAAACAATTGAATCATTGATTGAAAAGGCTGAAAATATTAAAGATGCTATGGCTAAACACCATATTTCTGATGATTATTTCAGCAACCTAAGAAAATGCGAACTTGTAAAAGTTAAAATAATTGAAGTAAAACCATAAAAGACTACAAACTTTTAAACATAAAACGATGAAAGAAGATAAAGGATATTTTAAAGCAATTATTAGGGTTGTAAAATCAATAGCATTTAAAGACCCAAATGAGTATTTGGGATTTGATACCGTTGAGGTTATTAGGGAACCATTAATAGAAGCAAATGACAAGGATGAAGTAAAAAAAATACTTCTTCAAAAGTATCCACAATTTTTTCAAAATGGAAAGATTTATGAAAAGGAAACTAAGAATGATAAAGCCCAATTTTTTTATGTAGTTATATTTCCTTTGTATCAGCATGAAATAAATCAGATAAATGAAGGCAATTGGACTTGCGATTATTGCGGACACGTACATGAAAACAAATACATTTCACGTCCAATAGTTAGTAAAAAATATGAGGGTAAAATGTTTTGCGGAAATGACTATAAAAACGGAAACGACATTGTTATTGAGCCTGATTGCTATGAAAGATTTAAGAGAGAAAAAGTATTTAATGGTGTCGAAATTCCAGACGACTTAAATTATATAAATGTTGATAGCCTAAATTATATCTATAAAATTACCGAAAAAGAAACAGGTAAATGCTATGTAGGAAAAACAAGAAACGCTCCGTTCTTTCGGTGGTGGAATCATTTAAAACATTCTACAAGTCCGTTTGGATTGTACTTTCAAAAAACAAAGCTAAGTGAATGGACATTTGAGGTGCTTGAAGAACTTCCATCGAACATAAGCGATACCGAAGTTTTTAGAATAGAATCTTCCTACATAGCCAAGTTTGATTCAATAAAAAATGGATTTAATTCAGTTTCAAGCAACAAAGATGCATACTCGTCTATGGCAAAAAATGAAGATAATGTTTTAGATTTATTTAGCGAATAAAAAAAGCCTAATCCATGACCATCCACTGCCCCAACTGCCTCCAATCCATTAAAATCGACGAAACATCCCGATTTGCGGATGAAGAACTGGTTACTTTTCGGAAAAATCACAAACGATGCAAACCTAATAAGGCAAAGGTTGTGGCTAATGAGTATTGTAAAAAGAAAAGCTGGGAGGTGCATAATTAAAAAAATAAAGCGATGGAAAAGAAAATTAGAATCCTTATAGCTTGCGAGGAGAGCCAGGAAGTTTGTAAGGCTTTTCGAAAACTTGGTTTTGAGGCATACAGCTGCGATATACAAGAATGCTCCGGCGGTCATCCTGAATGGCATTACAAACAAGATGTTTTTGAAGTTATAAAATTAGGATGGGATGCAATGATAGCTTTTCCTCCTTGCACATACTTAACATTAACAGGAAATAAATGGATGAAACCTGAATATTCAGAAAGATTCCCAACAAGAATAAAAGACAGAGAAAGTGCTATTTCTTTTTTTCTAGGTTTAGCAAATGCACCAATCCCCAGGATAGCAATTGAAAACCCCATAGGCATAATGTCGACACATTACAAAAAACCAACGCAAATAATACAGCCGTATTTTTTTGGAGATAAAGCGCAAAAAACTACCTGCTTGTGGTTAAAAAATTTACCACCACTATTCCACGCAAAAGAAAAAGATTTGTTTAACGAAAATATTACTCATACCGAAAATGAATCTATAAGAGTAAGCAAAAGTGGCAATAGGATGGGAGAATGGTATTACCAAACCGGAATGATACCATTGAAAAACGGATTAAGAGCAAAGGCAAGAAGCAAAACATTTCCTGGAATTGCACAGGCAATGGCCGACCAATGGGGGAAATATTTAACTGAAAAAATAATTAAACATTTTGTAATACATTAAAAAATTGTACTACATTTGTGCGTCAATAACAATTAAAAATGATGAAAATAAACAACGTTGTAATCGAAAACCAATCGCCAGAGTTTGCGGTTGAGTTGAAAAAGTTTTGGGATGTGGTGGAAATTAAAGAAACGAGGTACAATCGTATGCCTTATGAAAAATATCAATTTCATGTTACAGAAATTTACTATGGCATAATTGATGGTAAATTTGGAACTTATCATAAACACGAAATTCCCGAAGGTGTCCAAATCTTCGACCACATCCCAACCTTAGCCGAACTTGGCTTGGAGGAAATTACTTTTCCGTGCGAGATGGAGGTTTACGGACAGGATGGAGATAAGGTAGGAAATAGAATAGTTGTTGCAAAATTCAACGACCAAGGAAAGGACTACTACATTGCACGGAGCATTAAATCAGTTACAGGCTTTTCTATTTTTTACGATGCCAAACCAATCAGAACCGAGCAACTTACCCTTACCGAACTACTTACCATTGCCTCTGAGGTTAAGGGGGTTCAAGTAACTTTGAAGGAGGAAAAGCCATGAAAACTAATTGGTTTTACGACATAAACGAAAATCTGTTTTTCGATAAAAAAGGAAAGCAGATTCTTGAAGGCGATTTGCTTAAAGTGTTTCATTTTCGGACAAGGAGTAAAATTTATTATACCTACAATGTGGTCGTAAAGGTTCAGAATGAGAAAGGGGAGTTCTTTATGATTAAAGATTACAGCGCAGATAAACCGCATTGCTTATTATGGGTTGCGGCTTCCAACAGCGAACGGATTTTCAAAAAAGCTGAGATAATCGCTGGGGATTGGCAGGCTAAAAGAAAACGGATTAAAATTAATAAGGAGGAAACAGCATGACCACCAAACAACCAAGAACCCGAACGGCCCAAATCAGATGCCAACCTTGCCACTATGACCAGATTTTGAAGGTCGCAATAATGGAAAGGGATAGGCTGGAAGCGATAAAAGCAGAATCAATGTTGGATAGGGCAGAAATTAGAGAAGGGCTATTTTTTAAGGAAATGAACGAGATAATTTACTCTGACGTGCCGTACATTATGAAAACACATTGGTACTCAAGGATAGGAATAGTTAATTACATTGAGAAGAAAATCATTGAAAGGGGGGTGTAGGATGGAAAACATTAAAACACAATTTGCAACTTCTTTAGGGGCTGATTTCGGCGAAAGAACTTGGACTTTTAAAATGAAAGAGGAAGATTTCAAAGTATGTTCTGGACAGTTCGCAATAGTTGACGTTAAGCTTTACAACGAAATAAAGTATCTGTTTGAAACATACGAAAATTCTACACAGCTTTTATTATCTTTTCCAGGAACAACGTCAGACCAACGAGATAAAATATTTAAGGCAATTGAGTATATCAAATCGGTTAAACATAAGCTATAATGGAAAAGAAACACTTTATAATCTACGTTATATCGGTTTTAGCGATTTGCTTTGCCTCTGCCTTTATTGACGAATTATTCCCCGAACCAGTTGCAAAGGTAACAATTGAAAAACGTCCGTTCAACCAAATCCCGATCGGATACAACCTCGGAAAAGTTGGAAAGGATTCAGTCCTTACCATTAAGGGGCAGTTTGTTAGGCAGGTAGGGGATAGGGTTATGGTTAAGGTGAAGTAACGTTTTTTATTGGCTAGGCATCACAATTAAAATTTTAAAATATGTTACAATTAATCATTCACGGAATAGGCGATTACTTCGTTCAAACCGATTGGCAAGCACTAAATAAAAAGAAAGCTGGATGGCTTGGATTTTGGGCTTGTTTAAAGCACTGTATTACTTACTCATTACCATTTCTATTTATTGGAACTTGGAAAGCCGTTTTAGTAATTTTTATTACTCACTTTATTATTGATAGAACCAATTTAGTTGCATACTTATTGGCTATGAAAAATAATGTAAAAAAGAAGCCTGTCCCTGATGGTAAAATGGGGTGGTCGTTTCCTTATATGTATGATATTTCAAATTTTGGATTTGGGTTAGAACGTCCATTTGAAATTACTATTTGGCTTTACATTATTTGCGATAACTTACTTCATATCATTTGTAACTATGTCGCTTTACGGTATTTGTAAAATGGATTATAACCTACTTATATCGGCTATAAACAACCAGCAATTCCTATTATTTCAATAGGAGGAAATAAATAACAAACATAAAATGGAAAAGATATTCAAAGTAGCACAAATCAGAGAGTTGCTAAACCAAGTTTACAGCGATAAAATCACATTTAGCCGTTTTGTCGAAATTCTGAACGAAAAAGCGGAAAGTAAAAAGAAGTTTAACATCCAACCTATTGACAAAGACCTGCATTGGGCTAAGTGGCTTGAACAAAGCCCGAACAATGGATTGCAAGAACATGACTTATCCCAAGCGGTTCGGGAACTTCATAAAAAAGTGGACGAATTAACCGAGGCTTTAAATTCTATTTAACCCCCATGCCTAAATTCTACTTTAAAACCGAAAACTCGGAAATGTGCTACACATTGGCCTATCACCTAGATAAGGCCAAAGATGAAGGATTGACCGAAATTGAACTATTTGAGGCGGTACCCGAAAAGAACGACAAGTATTTTTGGTGTAAAGCGGCAGAGGAAATATTTGAACACGAAGGCTGCGGAAAAGCCTGTTTTGCCTACCAACCATGCAACGGAAAATCGGGTAAATGTCGGTTTAAGCAAAACACCATGTTTGAACCGGGAAAGAAAGTTAAATTTGAAGTAAAATAAAAAAGGCCACCTTTCAGCAGCCTTTGAATCTAAAATGCCTGCCACGGCTAATCATTATAGAGGCGCAAAGATAGTAAATTTAACAACAAATAAATAAAACAATGGAAACACTAGAAAAAGAATTCGAATCTTCAGGCCGCGCAGCTTGGATAAACTCAGACATTTACCCTGACAATAAAATCCACACAAGGGAGTACACCAAATGGCTTGAAAAGCAGGTTTTTGAGTTAAGGGGTAAAGAGAAAAATTCGTGCAATGCAAAAGCCGAAAATAGCCGAAACGAAACAAGCGAATTTAAACAATTCCGAAGAAAGGAACAATTCACGGAACTTCGGCCTGTTACCGAAAATGATATAAAATTGTTTGAACTTGACAAGCACCCTCATTCAATTCGAGAAACAGAATTTAAAGTTTCAATCTCGGAAGCGGACAGGGTAAAAGGCAGTCCGAAAATAGGCGACATGATTGCAAGAAACCCAAAAAACCATCTTGACCAATGGCTTGTGGCTAAACAATACTTTGAAGATAATTTCGAACTTTAAAAACAACAATCAATAAAGCCTTGGGCGGCTTAATGAACCCGAAGAAAAAACAAAATGACAGCTTTTAAAATCGTATTATTCTTAGCACTCTTGTATGGGTGCGCCTTATTGTTTAACCACCTAAACCCTTGGATAGGGATATTATCCACAATTACCCTAATTACCTTAACATTCAATTACATAACCAAATCTAACAAAACAAAAAATGAAAAAAGCAATTAAATTACTTACAATCGCCTTTTTTGGCGCAATCACATTTTCATCCTGCGAACGAGTAGCACCAAACTATTACGGGGTATTGATGGAGAATTACGGAAAATCAGGAAAATCCGATTATTCCGAACAACAAGGTAGAGTTTGGACACTTGCCGCAGGAACCGAATTGTTTCAAGTTCCAGCATTTGAGCAAAGAGCAAACTTTGGCGAACAGGTGCTACATTTAAAAGCCGCCGACAATACCGAGTTTAGCGCAAAACCTCTTTACTCGTTCAAGGCCATTAAAGGAAAAGTTGTTGACCTTGTGTTTGAAAATGCAAGGCTTGGAAGCGGAAACGATTTTATGACCGCACTTGAAAATAATGTACTTGAACCGCATATTTACGATTTAATTAAAGAAGAAAGCCGCAAATATTCAACCGATACACTTATGGCCAATGGTGGCAGTTTAAGGTTTGAAGAAAAAGTCCAAGAACTTGTTCGAAAAGCATTTGAAGATAAAGGGCTTGAATTAATTACGTTTAGCGCAAACCTTGATTTTAGCGATAAAGTAAAAGCTAAAATTGATAGCCGAAACGAAGTTAATACGAATATCTCAGTTCTTGACCAGCAAATTGCGGAGCAAAAGAAACGGAACGAACTTGCCGAACTTCAAGCGCAGGAAAACATTATTCTAAGCAGAGGTATAACCAATCAAATTTTGCAGCAACAATTCATTCAAAAATGGGATGGAAAAACACCACTTTACGGAAATATGCCTATCACGTTGTTGAAAAAAGAATAATTATTATTTTTGCCACAGGTAATTAGGTAAACAGGACAGGAGCCATCTTAATCGGTGGCTTTTGTTTTTTTGTATATTTGCGGAAACTATTGTAGATTAAATAGAATGGCAAATTTAACAGGGCAAAAGTTCGGAGGACGAACCAAAGGAACCCCGAATGCCGACAACAAACCGATTAAGGAAAAATTCAATCAATTAATGGACGGGTACTCAATTGACCAAATGACAGCAGACCTTATGGCTATTGAAAAACCTGAAGAAAGATTGAAAATTGTAATTGGACTTGCCGAATATTTCCTTCCTAAAATGGCAAGGGTTGAATTGACCGGAGATGATGGAAGCCCAATAGAGTACAAATTATCTCTAAACCTTGGCTAATATAAGCTACACTAGGCCGTTTCTTTACAACTACCAAAGGGCAATACTTAACTCTTCGGCAAGGTACACAGTAACTGAGGCCGCAACTAAGGTAGGTAAAACAGCCTCACACATTGTTTGGCTGTTTGAACAAGCCTTATCATTAAAGATTAATCAAAGGGTTTGGTGGGTTGCGCCTACCATCGGACAAGCTAAAATTGCTTACGATCGGATGAAGGTGCAAATAACTGATAAATCCGTTTTTACCTCAAATGAAACTCACCGCACCATAACTTTAATAACCGGTGGAATAATCGAATTCAAAACGGCAGAGAAACCCGATAACCTCTACGGGGATGATGTTTATGCAGCAGTGTTCGATGAATTCACTAGGGCAAGGGAAGAGGCTTGGTTTGCTTTACGTTCAACCTTAACAGCAACAAGCGGAAAATGTAAATTCATTGGAAACGTTAAAGGGAAAAAGAATTGGGGACACAAAATGGCAATGAAGGCCAAAGCAGGTGAACCGAATTTCGAATACTTCAAAATAACAGCTTATGATGCCGCAAATGAAGGGATGAAAACCAAAGATGGGAGGCCGTTTATTGAAGAGATTGAGGACGCTAAACGAGAATTACCAGAAGCGGTATTTAATGAACTTTACCTTGCAATACCAAACGAAGATGGCAGCAACCCTTTTGGAATTGATTATATCAGGCGGTGCGTTAAAGAATATCAATTTGGGGAAGTAGATTCTTATGGAATCGACCTTGCTAAGTCATTCGACTACGCCGTAATTTGTGGACTAGACAAACAAAGCAGAGTAAGTAAGTTGGACAGGTGGCAAAGCGATTGGGGAAGCACGAAACGGCGAATTCTTGAAACCATTGGAACCAAGCAAACAACTATTGATAGTACGGGCGTTGGTGATCCAATCGTTGAAGAACTGCAAACAACTAGGCCAAACATAGCAGGATTAAAGTTTACCCAAGCGAGTAAACAGCAACTAATGGAAGGATTGGCCGTTGCTATTCAAAACCAAGAAATATCAATCCATCCTTCAATGACTTGGTTAATAGATGAATTGGAGTCATTTGAATTTGTTTATACTCGGACAGGGGTAAAGTATTCAGCCCCCGAAGGAATGCACGATGATGGGGTTTGCGCTTTAGCATTAGCCTATAAGCAGAAACGGGAAGTTGTTAAGCAAGGAAAGATTCGTATGTGGGCTTAATGGTTTATATTTGCCACATGAAAAAAATAATCATATCATTTATGGCAGTTAACTTATTCACCTCTTGCCAAAAGCAAAAATGCCAAAGTTGCATGGTTCAGTATTGGGATTATCAAACAACCGACACGACCATTATTGAAAATTGTAGCGGGTACAATTTGGAAGGAACTATGAAGCAAGAAACCTACCCTGTTAGAACCTGGACTTACTTTAATTGCACAGAATTCAAATAGGACTTAATAATTTTGCACCATGCAGTATTTCAGCATAACAACCCCAACGGGCAAAACACAAATAAGCCTACCTTCCAATTGGAATGAGGTTACTTTGGCGCAATTCCAGAGAATCGTTTCGTTAAAGGATTTCAAAGAAGAGGAACAAAAGGCAATAGAACTATCGATACTTTCAGGCGAAAATGTGGATTTCATAAAATCATTGCCAAAGTCAATCGTTGAACAAATGCTTTCCCACGTTGGGATGTTTTTGAACTTTCAAAGCGATTGGGATGAAGTGAAAGAATTTTCGCACAATGCAACGGACTACTATTTTCCCGATTGGACTTACAACGAGATGACATGGGGCGAATGGATGGATGCACAAACAATCAAAGCAATAAAAACCGAGATTGAAAATAATACCTTTGAGAATGCTCACTTGCTTATGGCGGTTCTTTGCAGGAAAAAAGGCTTTCCGATTTACAACTCGGATGAAGTTCAAGGGGTTGCCGAAGATTTCAAGACCTTACCAATGGACTTAGTTTTTCGATTTGTTTCTTTTTTTTTGCAGCAGAGGAAAAACTGGTTGAAGAGTTTGGGTATTTTTTCAACCCTCCTATCAGGGGAGCAAACAAAGGAATCGACCACCTCACAAGGTTCGGATATTATGGATCGTTTGTCGACCTTGTTAGTTTCGGCGGGTTTTCCATTGCAGGACTTACAGCAAATCAGGCAGTTGAACGAGCAAAACTTAGAGAATGCCTTACCTACTTAGCCTATAAGAATGCACAAACCGCATTCAACCAAGCCAACGAACCCGAACCAATAAAGCCAAACCCATGACAATAGCACAATTAAGAGATAAGATTAAGACAGCGATTTTAGGCGTATCACTTCAATCGCCATTTAGTTCATTTGACTACATGGAAGGGTATCTTTACGAAATGAACACCCAACATGACAGAGTAAATCCATTGTGCATATTGAACATTATCAAGTCAACCAATGACAGGATAAAGCCATTCACCGACCACGTTATAAGGCTTAACTTTCTGTATAATGTTTCGGAGGCGATGAGAACTGAAACCTTGGCAGGTTCTCAGGATTATTTGCATACCTTATTCAGCAAGTATGATTTAGATATTGATGCGGCACTAATAGCCATTTTTGCCGACGACGATTTGAACTGCAAATCTTCCATAACTAGAACAAGAAGCCCGTACAATAGCACGCAAAGATTATGGCTTATTCAGGTTGAATTTACTCTTAATACAGCCTCGGAATGCTTACTATAAACGACGAACTACAATCAATTGGGAATAACATTACCCAAAGAATCAAGGACGAGTTGACCGCCCAAGGACACGTTGCAACTGGTAATTTACTAAATTCAATCAGGGCAGAGGTTAGCGGGGCAACTATTAACGGATTCGCCGAAAATTATTCTGTTTTCGTAAACAATAGAAGTAGGCCGCACGGATTTAACCAGCAAGGGATTGAAGAGTTAAAGGCATGGATGAGGGTTAAGGGAATTAATCAGGATGCACTTTGGCCTATAATTAAAACCATTCAGAAAGAAGGAACACCTACATCGGGCAGCTTTCGATTTTCAAAGAACGGGCGAAGGACTGATTTCGTAAGCCATGTTTTAAACGAAAAAAGGGAAGAGTTGACTAAGGATGTAAACGAGCAACTATTAATAGCCCTAGGCCGTTCGATTTCAGACATATTAGACAAACAAAAGATTCTAAGATAATGGCAATCACAATCACACAACAACCTGATGCGGATGCGCATTTTTCGGCTTTCCACCCCTTGCCTATTGTTTGTACTTCGAACCGAAGCGGGATAGTTAACATTAAGTGCATTGTAGTTAACGAGGACACCTCCGTAACCTATGCGACAATCAGAAAGCCTCTAGACATTGGAACAACCGACACGTTCACAATTGACATTTATCCAATCCTTGTTTCGATTGTTGGTTTTGATGATCCTTTATTTGGAAGCCACCAAATATGCAGTAATTCAATTAAACGTATTTCGGTTTATTTAACAGAAGAATATTTAAGTGGCGGGTTACTTAATACCGGTTCGTTTGTTCAATCAAATATTTTCTATGTTCACAATACGCCTGTTTTAAACTATGACCCTTCGATTAACTATTTTGCGGATAGGATTCTACAAAATGGAAATTCAAGTTTACAAATACCAATTGGGCCGAGCGACAATTACTTTATTCAAGCTATTAAAGTTGGCGATTTTGACCATTTGAAGGTTAATGTAGTTTATGACGATGGTACAACCGATTCATTTAACGACCCTATTTCATGGAGCGATAATGAAAGATGGAATATTTCATGCGGAACCCACTACATTATAAACATATTAGGCGCAAGTAGTAACATAGTCTCATATTCGGTAGGTATAGCGGATTCTGGAAATGTGGTTATAAGTGAATTAGTCTATTTCAAAGTTGATTATTCTTGTTCGATTTCAGAAGAAAGAATCGCTTATTTAAACCAAAGAGGGGCGTTTGATTATATTACCTTGAAAAGCAAACAGGTAATTGAATTTGACACGGAAAAAGAACTTTGGACAAGAAAAAAATACATCGGTTCAGGGTATTCATTTCAAACCAACTACGCCCAAAGTGGACTATTTAAGGACAAGTCAATTGACGTAATAAAGATTGAATCGAGGCCGATGCCTGAGCAACTATCATATTTCCTTCGTGAATTAATTCAATCTAAGGCGGTTTTTCTTGAAACATATTATGCTATCCAAGGAACAATCGGCTCAAACTTAATTGTTAATGGAAGCTTTACTTCGTCATCAAATTGGAGTTTAGCGATTGACAGTTGGGCGACAATATCCATTACTGGAAATAAAATAGTTGTAACAGATTCGACAACAGGGAATGCGGTTGGACTACTTACCCAAACAGGCATATTGACAATTGGCAAAACCTATAAGATTACGGCGCACGTTAGCAACAATAACAATGTGGAGATAAATGTAGATGGGGCACAATTGGCAAACCTTGGAGTAAATGGTTCGAATCTCTACACCTATTTTACAGCTTCATCGGCTGATCTTGTAATTGAGTTTAATTGCGGCAATGCACCAGCAGGCGTTCACTTTGATAATGTTACTGTTTATGAAACAGCCGACTATCAAGGAACTATTCACGAACCCATCCTTATCAATGATGGTAAGTTTACAATAGTTGACCAAATTAAGCGGGAAAATAAGCTTTCTATTTCTTACACCAAAGCAAATAAAAATTACAATGGTATCGGTTGAAGTGATATTGCTAATTAGCGGGGTAAGATACTCTTTGCCTCTGCCTGAAGATGCGGAATTCCCTGTTTCAATTAACCGCTCAATTGTGGATTGGGAAAGTATCGGACAAAGGAAAGGGGATTTTTCAAAAACAATTAAGGTGCAAGCGAACCAAGAAACAAACCTTGTACTTAGGCACCTATTCTTGTCAACCATAAGCCAAGATGAATCCAAGGTAAAATCATTGAAGGGCGACACGATTAACGTAGCTTGTGAACTAAATGTAAATGGGATTCCGCACATAACAGGCTATTGCTTAATTCGTTCGGCAACTAGCACCGATTTACCAGACTACTATGAACTTGCCATATTCTCAGGAATGAATGATTGGGCAGATAGATTGGCAAAGATAAACCTAAGAGAATTGGGATTAGGTAGGACTACTTGGAGTTACCCGAACATTTTGGCCGCAAATCAGCAGGATAAGAGCGAAAGTTCAAACCTTTATAACCACGTTTACCCATTAATTGAATACGGCGACATTGGTAATAAACCCTATGCTGGAAATGCCATTCTTGATTATGAACTAAGGGCAGCACCATTTATTCGGGATATGGTTATAGCGGCCTTTACGAAAATAGGCTATACCATTACCTCGGATTTTTTTGATAACGACGACATAAGGAGGTTAATATACCCATTTACATCGGGCAATTGGAAGAGGTCGGCAGCGGTTTACCAGGATTATTATTACAAAGCTACTTGGAACACTGCCCAATCAATTATTTCAAGTAGTTCCCATTTTACTTTAAGGCCAAATACAGAGATTTCGGACGTAAAAAACCAAGGGGTTATAAGTACGGGAATAACTGTTATACCTCCACCTTTATTCTCGTCAGCACCTACATCGTTGACAGGCTTTAAATTCACAGCCGCAGAGGGTGGCACAATGACTATTCGGCTAACCTTTGATATTACTATGGGTAATAACATCGCTCAGGTTTGGCTTCACCAAGGAACACCTAATATGTATCCGCTACATCGGTTCAATGACATAAGCTATTTAGCTGGTTCAAGTCAATCGGTAGTATTGGAGGCCGATGTTTACTTAACAGCAGGTGAAAATTATTCCATTTGTTTTTGGCCTCTAAATAGCAACCCTATCAATATACTTTCAGGTTCGAAAATAGAATTCATTGCCTCTGAAAATATTGAAATCGGAGGGGAATACGACATTGCAAATACCCTACCCGACAAAACAGCAATGGATTTTATTCAGGGCTTAACCCAATTGTTCAACTTGGTTTTTGATACTGATCCGCTTGCTAGAACTATTCGAATAGAATCAATGTTTAGTTGGGTAGATTCAACCGGCGCAAATGTGGACGGGTTTTATCTTGGCACATCGGATGCGGTTGACTATTCTACCAAGGTGCAACAGCATGAAGAGTTTAAGATTGATTTTCTAAGCAACTATAAGAAGCGGTTGTTGTGGAAATATAAGGACGATTCAAGCGATGGAATACTTTCGACAAGGGCAGAAAAAACGAAACATATTTATGGTTCATATTACCATGACCTGTATAAGAGATTTCAGAAGGGCGAACAAAAGTTTGAAAATGTTCACTTTGCGCCTACCTACATGGGATATAGGAAAATAGGAGGCGTTGGTAATTATACTCAGGTCTTGCTTGTTCCTGTTATTATGGAGCAAATGACAAGCGGTTACGACCAACCGACCTACACTTGTGAACCAAGAATATTAATGCACAAGTATAGCGATCACGATTCATACTTTGCGGGAACATCCGGAATAAAGCACTATGAATGGGTTTTAAAAGATTCGCTTTTCGGCACTTCGCACGGATTTTCAACGGACTGCCCAAGAGCATTTTCAGTTGACATTGATGGAGAGGTGATTTTTAGTCTAAACTTTGGCAACTTAGACGTTAATGGAGGCATTGATACTTACGGCCTGTTTTGGAGGTTTTGGAGCAAGGTAGTTCCATTCCTAAATGAAGGCGTAAAGGCAACAGGTCAATTTAAATACCTTGAAATTGATAACCTGAACCTTAATTTTAGAAAATTGTGGTATGTGAATGATGTTTATTGGATTGTCAATAAGGTAATCGACTATAAGCCGCAAACATACAACTTTACCAAGGTTGAATTGCTACTTAAATCAGAACTTGGCAAAGCAAGTATGCAAGCCCAAGAAAATGGCATTGATGGGTGGGCTAATCCATTTTCAGCAGATACAAGCGGCGAAGTATTGGATTTTAATATTGACCAGGATGAAGGAATATACACAACAGGCGGCGATGTTATAACAGTAGTATTGGGTAAGGGGCCGAGCATAGGTAGCACAGTTACTCAGATAAGCAGCACAAAGCAAAATAGAACCAAAAAAGTATTGTAAAAATGGCAGAAGAACTAATTTATTCGATTGAATTCCTTGGAACCGACAAGAGTATTGATGCTATTGCTAAGTTAGATAAGGAAATCACCGACCTATCCACATCGGTAGAGGTATTGCGCCTAAAACAACAAGCTGGATTGGAGTTAACCGAGCAAGAAAATAGGAACTTAATCGAGCAAACAGCACAATTAAAGGCACTTAGAAGCGAAAGGCAGCAACAGGAGCGGCAATTAATCAACCTAAATAAAAGCCTAAATGCTCAAAACCAAAGCTACAATGAGTTAACTACGGCTGTAAATGCTGCAAAAGCAAGGTTAAAGGAACTACCAATAGACCAAACTAGCGAAGAGTTTAGACAGTTGCAGCAGTTTGTTGCCCAAGGAACCGCCAAGTTGAAGGAATTTGATAAGGCCGTTGGGGATAACCAAAGGAACGTTGGTAATTATCCAACCTCATTCAACCTTGCAACGGCTTCAATTCGGGAAATGGAAACCGAAATTGCTAGGCTAAAAAATGTAGCGGCCGACCTTGATATAAATAGCGAAGAATTCAAGAACACAACCTTAGCAGCGCAAGACTTAGAAACGGCGGTTTTAAAAGCAACAGGAAAGATTGATGAATTCGGAAATAGAGAGCCAAAGAACGCAACAAAGAAAGCATTAGACGATGCTACCGATGCGGCGGCTGGAGCGGTTGCAGCGATTCAACTTGTTACCTTGGCATTAGGCGACGAAGAAAATGCAGAAAAGGCAACGGCGGCGGCAACTAAAGCAAGTGCAATCGCTACTAACTTCATGCTATTATTAAAGGCAAAGGAGGCGGTAGTTGACACGGCGGCGGTAGCGATTAAGAAAATAAAAATATTCCTATTTGGTGAAGAATTGGCCGCAACAACGGCCTTAAATACTCAAACAGTCCTTTATGCACTTTATCAGAAATTAGCGGCGGCGGCTACATCAGTTGCAACGGCAGCAAGTACGGCTTTCGGAGTAAGTATTGGAGTAGCAACAGGTGGATTAACGATTCTTACCGGATTACTTGCAACAGCAGCAGCAACATTCTTTTCCTTTGGCGCAAGTGCGGCCAACAGCCAAAAGCAACTAAGCGAATCAACCGACGAATCTAATGAAAAGCTAAGGGAACAACAAGGGCTTATTGATGGTTTGGCGGGTACAAATAAGGAGATTAAGTTAGAATTAAAGGCAGAAGGACTGGAAAAAGACTTAGAGGCCTTAAATATTGAAAGGGAAAAAGCTTTACAGGATTATGAAACCAAGGCAAATGAAGCGATTACAGCCGCAATTCAGAAGCAAAATGAGGCCGAAAGAATTGGAGGTGAGGAAGGTTCAAGGATTAGGCAGGAAGCATACGCCGAAGAGTTACGGGTTCGGGATGAAAAAAACCAAGGTTTAATCGACCTCGACAATCTATACAACCAAAAAGCCGAGGCTATACGTAAAGAATATGCCGACAAGCAAACAAACGAAGAGCAAAAGAAACTAGAAGAGCAAAAGCGAATTAACCAGGAAAGGGTTGAGGAAGAAAAGAAAACCCAAGAGCGATTAAATAAAGAATTTCAGGATCGGGCAGATGAACTGCAAAAGGAATACGAAAAGGAAAGGGAAGAAATCGCAAAAACAGCAGCTATTCAATTAGGTTTTGAGAATCAACGCAGGGCAGAAGAGCAACAGTTTTATGAACTAAGCCAAAAACTACGGCAAGACGATACGCAACTTTACTTCGAATACCTTGAAGGAAACTATAAGGACTTCGCAGAATTTGAGGCTAAAAAGTTAGCAGCGCAACAGGCATTTGATAACGACAATGCGGAACGAGCGCAAGCCTTAGCGGATGCGGAAATAGCGCACCAAGAAGATATTACCAACGCTAAAACTGAGGCTGCAAACCAAGCATTAAATCTTCTTAGCGGGATTGCAAATGCGGCTAACCAATATTTCCAAAACGAGTTAACCGACATTGATGCTAAGGCGGCTAAAGAACAAGCGGCAATTGATAATTCTAATAAATCGGATGAAGAGAAAGCCAAATTAAGTGCGGCTTTGAAAAAGAAAACTGAAAAGGAAAAGTATGAAGTAGAGGTTAAGGCGTTCAAAGCAAACCAAGCTATTCAAGCAGTACAGGCTACCATTGCGGGTGCCTTGGCAATTGTTCAGGCACTTGCACAACTTGGCCCTATTGCAGGAGCAGTTGCGGCGGTTGGTATAGGTATTACAACGGCCTTGCAAGTTGGAACAATTCTAGGAGCAAAACCGCCAGCACCACCAGCATTTAAACAAGGTGGATTAATTCAAGGGCAAGGGAGCGGCACGAGCGATTCCGTTCCAATTCTAGCAAGTCATGGCGAATCAGTTATGACAGCAAGGGCCACAAGTATGTTTGCGCCTATCCTTTCGGCAATGAATGTAGCAGGAGGCGGCAGAGCATTTGCTACCGGTGGCATTGTTTCGCCTTCCACATTTAACCAACTATCCGCAAGCCAGCAACAAGGTAAATCATTTGAAGTAATTAACGGCAGGATTGACAGGATGAAGGTTTACCAAGTGGAATCCGAGGTTAGCCGTTCCCAATTAAGAGTTAGCACAATTGAAAATGAAGCCACATGGTAGAAACTGAAAATAATATTGCTACATTTGCAAATCTTACCCAACAGGATATAGACAAGATGCAGCAACTTGTTAATATTACACATTACAACAAGGACTACCATTTCAGGCTACTGCATAACTGCAATACTATTCTAGTCCGATATAAACTTGGGGGCGTACACGATTGCGTTAAATGTTCATTTTTCTTAATTCAAAACCAATGCAGAAACCTACTAAATCAGATTTGATTGAAACAGCCGAAAAAGGTTTGTATGATAAAGGGGTGCGAGAAAAAGCGGTCATTGCTTACTTTGAAAAAGAGTTAAGAAAATCGGGCGGTGTTGCAGATACAGCCGTGAAAGAAACGGCAATTCGTTTCGGGATTTGCGAAAGGACAATTTACAAGTATATTAAGGTTTACAGATAATTTGAACGAATTACAAAGGGCGGTTAATTTTATTACTTGTCCTTTGTACTCGTGAAAACTATCAATATGTTTGGCGAAATCGGTTGGGAGGTAACTCTCAATTCGGTTATGGAATCCTTGGGGGATTACAAAGGCCAAGAACTCACTATCAATATTTCAGGGCCAGGTGGTTACGTCGATGAAGCGTTTGGAATCTATTCTTTCCTAAACCAATGGAAAAAAGATAACCAAGCTAAAATCACATTTAACATTATAGGCACTTGCGCAAGCTGCGATTCATTTATACCAATGGTAGGCGATGAAATTGTAGTTAATTCAGGTAGCCGAATGATGATTCACTTGGCAAGCGCATTTGCAGGAGGCAACGCAGAAGAGTTGCGCAAACTTGCCGACGACCTTGAATCTTACTCAAACCAAATTGCCGACATTTATTTGAAATCGAATAAGAAAGGCAAAACCTTAGAAGAAATCAAAGATTGGATGAGCAAAGAAACCTATTTCAATGCTCAGGAATTAATTGATTTCGGTTTCGCTACCAAGTTCGAAGATGTTCGACCAACTGCAAAATTAAGACAGCATATTACAAACACAAATACCAATACACAATTCACAATGGCAAATATTGTTGAAACAATCCGCAACGAGTTTAAAAAACTTATGGGCGTGAAAAATGAAGTAGTAAACATGGCAGGAACCCTTGAAGATGGAACCACCATAACTATCACACCAGTTGACGAATCTCTTGGCGTTCCAGTTGTGGGCGATTCAGTTTCACCAGCACTACCCGAAATGAAGGTAGTAACCATTGGAGAGAAAAAATACGACATTCAATCCGATGAGGCTGGTTTAATTACCTCGGTTTCGGAAGTGGTTGAAAATACCAATGAAACAATGGATGCGGCCGAAGTTCAAGAAATGATTAACAAATTGAACGAAAAGCACGAAGCCGACCTTGCAGCACTAAAAAACGAACTAGAAACCTTGAAAAACAGCAAGGTGGAAGAATTGGCGGCCAAAGATGCCGAGATTGCCAATTTGAAGCAAGCAAATGTTCCCCCTATTGATGGAAAGAAAAAACCTGAAAACAACCAAGCAGCAAAACCTAAATCTGTAAAGGAAAAGGTTTTAAACGCTTTGGATCAAGTAAAACAATAATCACTCAATTTTCAAAACCTAAACAAACAATAAAATAAAATGGCACTAACTTACTCCTCCCCTAGTTACGTTGGGGAAAAAGCTAGGGATTATGTAGCAGACCTATTACTTGAAGGCAATACCATTGCATCGGGTAATATCATGGTTATCCCAAACATCAAACTTGCTACCAAAATTCAAGAAATTGAAACAAACGCTACATTCCAAGCAAGGGCCGACGTGTTCAACGCTTCGGGCGCAACTACCATTTCAGAGCGCAGCTTAACCCCTGTTAACCTGATGGTTCAAGACCAAGTTGGTGTAACTGTATTGCTATCTTCTTGGCAGGCACAACAAATGATGCCAGGTGCAAACAACAATGAAATGCCTAGCGACCTTGGCGATTTCTTGATTCAGCGCAAAGCCGAAATCATCAAAAACCAAATGGACGAACTTATTTGGAGGGGCGACGTGTCTTTGACTGGTAACGCTATTCGCAAATGGCATGATGGTATTATTACCTTGGCTGAGGCAGATTCAGGCGTTACTAAATACGATGCCGCAACAGGCGCATTAACCCCAACTTCAATCACAGTTGGCGCAACTACTGCCCTTGGATTTGGTGCCGCCGTTACGACCTTAAGCGTAGGCGATAAGGTTTATTGCAAAACTTTCACCGGTGCTGATGCTGCAACATTGAATGACCTTACGTTTACTGTATTGTCTGTAAGTGGTACTTCGGTTGTAATTGATGCAGTTACAACTGGTTTAACCATCACAACAGGTTCAAACACTCGTTTGAAATTCATCAACGCATCAAATGTGTTGACCTATTTTGCCAACGTTTTCCGTGCAACTTCGCAAGCCGTATTGAATTCTCCCGATTTCAGATTCTATGCACCTGACCACGTTTGCGATGCTTACATTGATGCGAACATTGCAGCAGGTTTAAGCGGTTCAACCTCTTGGGAAAAAGAAGGAATCCTTTACTTCAAGGGAAAACAAATTAGCCGCCAACACTACTTCCCTGAAAACACTATCATGAGTTCAAGGGTAGGTAACTTGTGGTTCGGTACTGACCTTGTAAGCGACCAAAATGAGGTTTCAGCACTTTACATGAAACCGCAAACTATGGATGATGTTTACCGCTACTCAGCGAAATTCTCATCCAGCGTGAACTATGGTTACGCTTCACAAATTAAAATGGTTCGTCCAGCATAATATTAACCAAGATAAGGGGGTAGAAATATCCCCTTTCTTCCAATACCATAAAGAAAAATGGCACTAACAACAGGCG